CCGCAGTTGTAACGCGGACGCTAAGGGCCGATGAATCGGGTACGCTTTTTACCATCACTAATACGACAGTAGATAATAATATTACATTTACATTTCCAACAATGGCAACAGCGCTAGCCGGCGTCTGGTATGACTTTTGTTTTCTTGTAGATTGTGATGACGGTGCAGATGTAATCTTTACCACTGGAGCAAGTGGTACAGATATATACGGGTATGTAGTTACTGGGGCAGCAGACAACAAAAATGATGATTTTGACGGCTTGTCAAAAATCACAGTCGACGGCTCAGCCGCTCAAACCGTACAGGGCATGAGACTTACATTTATGTCTGATGGCACCAACTGGCATTTGTCTGGTTACAATCCGGTTGCAATTGGCACAGCTATGCTTGTCGAATCCGCATCCGCATAATAAACAAATATTTATTATATCTCAAACCCCCTTCCATTCGGAAGGGGGTTTCTTTTTTAAACTAGGTCGCGACCTTTTGTATAATTACTAGGACGAGAAAGTGATATTATGCTTATTGTAAACTACTTAGATTAGTCAGGGAGTATTTAAAATGGCCATCCGCGCACTCCGTCCGTCAAGTAATGTTAGTAAAGCAAGGCTTCCCGTAACTGGGACGCATAGCAATGTACTTACAAACTTGCCTTTTGGTATATACACAACTGCTACATTTGTTTCTGGAGCGGTCGATCAGGTCGCACACACATACAAAAAACTTGGCGGTGACGTACTAGATATAGAATTGGACGCGTCGCAGGTTTATTCCGCCTATGAAGAATCTGTACTAGAATATTCATATATAGTTAATGTACACCAGGCAAAGAGTTCGCTTAACTCTCTTCTGGGTAAAACAACAGGTTCTTTCGATCAGGATGGGAAACTTACTGGTACTGCTTTATCTGGCTCGAACGTTGCATTAAAATATCCTAAATTTAAATTCGGATATGCTAACCGAGTTTCTGACGCGTCCATATCAGAAATTGGGATGGGGGGCTCCGACACTCTATACTCTGCGTCATTCGCGGTTGTAGGGGGTCAACAAGACTACGACTTACAAAAGATTATTTCGGGTTCTTCAAATACAAACAGTGATGATGGAACTGGAGAACCTGTTAGTTTTGCTGGCTTGGTTGGGAATAAGAAAATTTTATTAAAGAGAGTATATTACACTACTCCTCGCGCTATGTGGAGATTCTTTGGTTATTATGGTGGTATTAACGTTTTAGGCAATTTGACAACATATGGCCAGTGGGCCGACGACACAACTTTCCAAGTCGTTCCAGTTTGGCAAAACAAAGCACAAGCTTTAGCATATGAAGACGCAATTTATACACGGTTGTCCCACTATTCGTATGAGATCATAAATAACAAATTGAGACTATATCCGTACCCCGTCAAGGGCTCTAGTAATGTTAATAAATTTTGGGTTGAATTCATGATTCCTCAAGATTCATGGGAAGAGGACGGTAATAGACAAGAGGGGACGGATGGAATTAACAACTTAAATACGCTTCCTTTCGAAAATATTCCTTATAAAAGTATTAATAGCATTGGGAAACAGTGGATTCGTAGGTTTGCTTTAGCCTTAGCAAAAGAGATGCTTGGGCAAATAAGAGGCAAATTTGCCTCCATTCCAATTCCCGGTGAGACGGTTACGTTAAACGCAGATGCTTTGCTTGGTCAAGCGAAAGAAGAACAAGAAAAATTGAGAGAGGAACTTAAAACAACCCTTGATGAATTGACATACAAGAAGCTGGTTGAAGATGCTGCAGCCATAGCGGAAAACACAAATAAAATTAATCAGACAATTCCAGCATTTTCTATATATAGGGGTTAACGATAATGGCAGAAAACAAATGGGAACAGCCAAGTAGTCCCCCTCCCCCTCTATTTCTTGGGGAAAAAGAAAGAAACCTTGTCAAGCAGGTCAACGACGAATTAATCGAAAGAATAATAGGGCAGCCTATATTATATTTTCCGATCGATCTAGATCGAACAAACTTTCATCCGATATATGGCGAGGCGATTAAGAAAACTTTCCTACCCCCAGTGCGAGTATATGCTTTAGTTGACTGGGAAGGGCATACTACTTCAACAACAAATTATGGCATCGATCGCAGATCTTCGTTGACAATCCATTTTCATAAAAGAAGGCTCGTTGAAGATCAGAACCTTTTTGTTCGTGAGGGCGACTTCGCCCAGTTCGAAAAATTATATTATGAAATCGTAACTCTTGCTGAACCAAAATTAATATTTGGACAGGAAAATCATAAAATGGAGATTGTCGCAAAATGCGTAAGAGCCAGAGAGGGATTGTTCGATGGCAAATAAAAAAAGAGATTACTCATTTACTGAGGTCGATAACCCTGCAGATGTGAGGGAAGAAATTCCTTTTCAAGCTTCTACGTTAGAGAACATTGACGCCGCTTTTTATGATTGGGTGAACGATAGATTAAATATTTTTTCCGAGACGAATAAAGGATTTAAAAAAGTTTCTGTCATTTGGGTTTCTGCTGAAAGGGCCTACCAAATCAAAAGAGACAAAGGCTTAAGAGATCAGGATGGAACCTTGGTTTTACCACTTATAACAATTGAAAGGACGTCGATAGGGAAAAGCCTTTCCAAAAAGGGCACGGTATATAGTGATATACCGGCTGTTGGCGACGAGAGGGGTGGCTCTATAACAATAGCGCGACAAATAAATCAAGACAAAACTTCTAATTTTGCCAATGCAGATTCAGCAAAAAGGCACGGCGGCGCTGGCCATCGACGCGCCGGCCATGGCCAGATTAATTTCCCAAAAAAGAATAAAAAAGTTGTTTATGAAACAGTTACAATTCCAATTCCGGTTTATTTGGATATTGTCTACACGATTAGTTTAAGAACAGAGTATCAACAACAAATGAATGAAATGCTGGCACCCCTCTTGGTGAAAACTGGCGGAATTAATTATTTTATTTTTGGAAGAGAGGGCCATGCTTACGAAGGGTTTATTCAGGAAGACTATAGTCAGGGAAATAATATTTCAGGGATGGAGGAAGAGGAGAGGCAGTATGAAACAAAAATTACTGTTAATGCCTTGGGGTATATAATTGGTGCCGACAAAAATGAGGACCAACCGAAAATAGTGAAAAGACAAAATGCCGTAGAAATTAAGCTGGGAAGGGAAAGAGTAATTCTAGGAGACATATTAGATCACATCGATAAGAGAGGTTTTTATAGGGATTAATTTGGCCTTTCAGGGTTCCACACACTAATTATAAATGATTGTAAGTATAATCTTAAGGGAGAGTATCACATATGCCAATAAGCAAGTTTAAATTTGTATCACCCGGGATCTTCCTTCAAGAAGTAGACCTATCACAATTCCCTCGGACCCCAACTGCAATCGGGCCCGTCATCGTTGGGAGAACCCGGCGAGGGCCAGCGCTCCGACCCGTGCGGGTTGGATCGTTCAGCGAATTTCTAGAAGTTTTTGGGAATCCTGTAAGTTCACCAGAGGGTGGAGATCTTTGGAGGCAGGGCAATGATGCTTCTGCTCCAACATATGCCGCATATGCTGCACAAGCCTGGTTAAAAAATAATTCACCAGCGACCATTGTACGTTTAGCTGGTGCGGAACACGAAGACAAGACAACTGGAGGAGAAGCTGGTTGGAAAACTTCTGGCTCCGTCTCGTCCAAACGAACGACCATGGGCGGCGCGCAGGGTTTATTTGTTTGGAAATCTGGTTCTGCTAGGAGCACACTTGCAACGGGCACATTAGCTGCTGTATGGTACCTGAACGACGGCGCAGTCCTATTATCCGGCGCAGCTGCCTTTGACACTACCTTTAGCGATCAGGGTTTGGGCGTTTTACTGAGGGCTAGGGACAATCATAGCACTGGTGGAACATGGAAGGCCGTAGTTGTAGATGAAGATAGTACCGTCATTAAAAATACTACGTTTAATTTTAATAGGAATTCAAACCAATTTATTAGAAAAGTTTTCAATACCAACCCCACCAAAACTAACTCTAGTATAACAAGCGATACTGTTAATTATTGGTTAGGAGAAACGTATGAATCAAAGATAGCAGCTATAAACGCTGATGTTATGATTGGCACTATTTTACCTCTTAAGGGTGCTTCGGCTGACGGTGGAAATTTTCAAATGGGCGTAACTCCGTCCGCTACTGGATGGGTTCTAGGACAAGACCTGGGCGCTACTGGTAGTTATGATTTAGTAAATGAACAAAAGTTGTTCAAATTTCACTCATTGCCTGCTGGAGGCACTTGGGAACAGAATAACTTAAAAATTTCTATTCAAGATATTAAATATTCTTC